TCCTAAGCATATGGGACAGAACGTACCGGACGACGAGCAGCTCGGGAGCATGGCGAAGGCGAAGACGCCGGGCGCTCCGATCACTCCGTGGGGTAAGTGGCCCAAGATAAAGCCGGAAACGGTCGCACCACTGCGCGACGGTATGCCGGACATGTACAACCACCAGCCGACACGGTTCGTTTCGAAAGATGAGGCGAAGGTGCGCGGTTGGAAGCACTTCTGGACCGGCGAGATATGCGTCACCGGCCACCGCGCCGCGCGCTATGTCGCGAACGGCAGTATCTGCGTCGACTGCCAGCGCATCGAGCGCGGCCAGGTACCGGTCTACGGTAAGGGAGTACCTGAGCTTGAGGAAGCGCGCCGACGCAAGTACACGCAGAAGGGTACAGCACCTGCTGGGCCGCCGGTACCTAGCGCTGGCGAGAAGAATTTTTTGGCGAAGTACGCGGAGCTGAAAGACTTCGCGCTCGCTGCCGACGCGTGCGGGCGCAGCGAGTCAGAGTTTTTGGCGATCTTGAGCTGGAACGAGACGTTCCGCGACGCGGTGAACCGGCTCGAAGAGAGCATCGGCGTCACCAGAACTCAGAGCGTTACGGCGGAGTTTGACTGGACCGATGAGAAGCGCCGCGCGTTCCTGATCACGTACGCCAACACGGCGGACATGAAGCAGTCGCTGCGCTCCGTCGGAGCTACAAACGTACAGTTCCACAAGGAGCTGAACAGCAACGGCAAGTTTCAAAAAGATTTTGACGACGCCGGGCAGGTTGCGCGGTCTGTCTTCGACCACGCAGCCTCCGCGGCCGCCACTAAGGGCGACGCGCGCATGCTCGGGCGCATCGCGGCGAACTTTTTCCCGGAAAAGTTCGGTGAGAATCTGAAAGTGGATCTCAACGTCAAGCAAAACCTATCGTTGGACCAAGCCCATGCGCAACTTACCACGCTCCTATCAAGATTTGATCGACAGGGTATACTCGCCGCTCCCGACGCAGCTGATGAAGCTGCTATCGAAGCAGAATTTGAAGTCGTTGAGCCTGCAGGAGTCGACGAAACTGATCCGGATCCTGAGCCAACGAGCGCAGATCCAGGATCAGACCCAAATAGTGACCTGGTTTCAGGATCCTAGTGACCATACAGCGCTCAAAAACTGCCCTCTCGGGAGGGTGCACTACCCGAAGCAGATGCGCTTCTTCGCCCTGGAAAAAACAGACGACGAGATTGCGCTATTTGGTGGCAATCGCACCGGGAAAACGCACTGTGGGTGCTTTGCTGACGTTCTGCACCTCACCGGGCTCTACCCGGACTGGTGGCCCGGACGCCGCTACGCGCATCCGATAGACATGTGGGTCGCGACGGACACTGCGAAGAACACGCGCGACATTTTGCAGGAAAAATTCTGCGGAAAGCCAGGCCAGGAGCAGGCGTACGGCACCGGGATGATTCCTGGCGACCTTTTGGTGCGGCGGACAGTGAAACACGGTCTCGCCGATGCGTTTGAGTCGGTTTTCGTGCGACATGTGTCCGGCGGAATCTCAACGCTGCAGTTCAAGTCGTACGACCAGGGACGAGAGTCGTTCCAGGGCACGCGCCAGCACCGGATCCACTTGGACGAAGAGCCAAAGTTGGAAATCTATACCGAGTGCCTGCTGCGTCTCATGAGCACAGTACCCGGCGAACAGAACGGTACGCTGGTGCTCACCGAAACGCCAATGCTGGGGGTCTCCGAGTTGATGATCGCCTTCATGCCCGAGCTTTCGCCCGAGCCCGACGCAGTGGCCGGAGCGGCGTGGGATATGGGCGAAGAAGAGGGTGTAGTTGTCGATGAAACATCTATTGAGATCGTATAAATGTCTAGAGCCTGCGTTTTTTTAGACATGCAAGACGTACCCCACTTGGGCGAGAAAGAGATGAAGCAGATCCTCGCGGGCGTACCCTCGTGGCAGCTGCAGGCGAGAAAGTCTGGTATCCCTGGTCACGGCACTGGAGCGATCTACCCGATCCCCGAAGACGTGATGAAGATCGAGCCGTTCGACATTCCGTCGCACTGGCCGCGCTCGTATGGGATGGATCCAGGCTGGAACTGCACCGCGGTCATCTGGTTCGCGTGGGACATCGACAACGGCTTCAATGACGCCTCCGGCCAGCGCCGGTATCCGGCGGTGGCGTACGACGAATACTATCGCGGGCAGGCGGATCCTGCCGTGCACGCGGCGGCGATCATGCGCCGCGGCCAGTGGATCCCAGGCGTCATAGACCCCGCCGCGCAGAAGGCGCGCGGCCCTGATGGCGAGCTACTGATCGACGCGTACTGCCGGCTCGGGCTGAAGGTCAGTAAGGCCGACAACACTGTCGTGTCTGGTCTGGTTCAGACCTGGGACATGCTCTCGACACAGCAGCTGCGCGTCTTCAGCACGCTGACGAATTGGTTCAAGGAAGTGCGCCTGTACCGTCGCGACGAGAAAGGCAATATAATAAAAAAGAATGACCACATCATGGACGCGACCAGATATAACGTGATGTCTGGTTTTGATGTGGCGAAGGCTCCGCCGGCCAGCGAGGGCGGCCTACCGTGGTTCAGCTGGGATCCGAACATGGCGACACAGGGTGGTGTGTGGAGCGGCTGATGCCCGTCGGTGAGGTGGAGGCCGAATTCCGCAAGCGCGGCGCGTTCATGTTGGTCGATGTGAAGAGTAGGAAGCTTTGGTTCTATCACTACTCGAAGGACATGATCGGCATCAAGCGCATGATGGCCGCGCTGAAAGGCAGACAGGATGAGATGGTAGATTTTTTAATCGCACGAGCGAGCTACAGAAACAGGGGTGAGACCACATGAGTGTTACGTTGAAATTGGTGCATGAAGAGGGCTTACGTCTACGACAGCAGTCGGCCCACAAGGTTGAAGGGAAGGATCTGACGGGTGCGCCTACCACGACCGTCGATTGGCGTTTCGTGAAGCGTCCGGACTCCAGCGGTAAGGTTGTCGAGGAGTGCCAGCAGGATGAGGACCCGCGGCGTGTCGACTCGAACGGGCGCAAGGTACAGCTGGGCACCTACACCCTGCACATCACCGCCGGCATGAACAACCTGGTGATCGAGCGCAAGGGTAAGGTTGCCCCGTACAGCTTCAAGAACGGCGCGATCCGAAATCAGGTACGCGTCCAGCATCAGCGGCTGATAGACAGCGGCCGAAAAACCAAGGACCAAAAACCCGTGCACGAGTGGAAGAACGATGGGCAGGCACAGTACGTACCCCCTAATTCTTTCAGCGGTGTTTACGTAGGTGATGGTCAGCGCGCAATCCTGGACGAGATGCCGACGTAAATGACGACGAACTCTGGCGACAATATCGACTTGATCTCGTCGATTCCCGGAACGCCTGGAACTCTCCCCGACTCGCCAGGGTTCGAGATTGAGGACGAGGGTGCGCTCATGTCGCGCATCCGCAATTTCTATGATGACGGTGTCGGCGCGTGGGAAGAGAACCGCCGCATGCACTCTGAAGACCTGAACTTCATATACAACGCCGAGGCTATGGGGCAGTGGGATCCTGTCGTGCTCCAGAACCGTCGCGGCAAGCCGTGCTATACCTTCAACCGCTGCTTACAGCCTGTGAACATAGTGGTTGCGGATATGCGCCAGACGCGCCCAGCAGGCAAGGTGCGGCCTTCTTCCGAAGGTGCGTCCGAGTCGACCGCCGAAGTTTTCGCCGGGCTGTGCCGCTCTATCGAGCAGGCCAGCCGCGCTGACCAGATCTACAAAGAGCAGTTCAAGTTCGCTGTTGCTGGCGGCTTCGGTGCGTGGCGCATCATGCCTACCTACATGCAGGACGACGGCGAGGGCGCCTTCGACCAGGTGCTCCGCGTCATCAACATCGCGAACCCGCAGACGGTGGTGTGGGATCCGCAGTGCGCCGACGCGTGCGCGGGCGATGCCAACCGCTGCATCGTCGCGGAACGTATCTCTGACGACATCTACGACAACCTCTACACGACCGGCGACAATCACCGCGGGAACCGATCGAGTTTTAACATGTCCCGCGACAGCTACGGCTGGTTCACGGACAAGGAAGTTCGCATCGCCGAATACTTTGAGCGCGTCCCGCGCGAGAAGTGGATTGCGAAGATGACGGACGGCACCGTCCGTGACTACGACTCCGATCTCAAGGCTACCGAGCAGCACCTCGAAGATCACGACCTGACGCACGAGAAGAGCGGCGTCACCCGCATCGCGCGGAATAAAAAGACTGGCGCGAAGATGATTCGTAAGACCACGAAGTGGCAGGTCATGTGGGTAAAAGTCGACGGCTCCAACATCCTCGAAGGGCCGTACTATTACGACTGGAAGCGCATCCCCGTGGTCCGTTGCCCTGGTCGTTATATCAACATCGAGGGCCGCAAGAAGTTCCAGTCGCTGATACGTCACTCGAAGGACGCGCAGCGCAGTTATAATTCACGGTCCTCGGATATGATTGAGCGCTCAGCGCTCCTACCGAAGGCGCCGTACCTCGTTACCGAGGCGATGATCAAAGGGTACGAGAACGAGTGGAACCAGGCGAATGTCGCCTCGCGTCCGTACCTACCGTACAACGTCGACAAGACCGCGGAAGGCGGCATGCCGTTCCGCACCCCTCCGCTTGATCTGCCGCAGGGCGCTATGGCGCTCGCGCAGATGTCGATCCAAGACATCCAGGCCACCATCGGCTACTTCGACCCCGCCCTCGGTAACGCCGAGGACATGAACCGCGTCTCTGGTAAGGCGCTCGTGCAGCACACGAAACGCTCCGACCTCGGCAGCTACGAGTTCATCGACGGGTACGGGTCAGCGCTCCAGCTCACCTGGGAGATGATGGTCGACATGATCCCAACCGTAATGGACTCCGAGCGCGTCGAGCGCATCATCGGTAAGGACGGCGTCGAGAAGATGGTCGAGCTGAACAAAGAGAACGAGTTCACCGGCGACATCATGCACGACCTCTCGAAGGGATCGTACGACGTTGAGGTAGTGATCGGACCCAGCTTCCAGTCGGCGCGACAGGAAGCGCTCGACACGCTGATCTCGTTCGCTGAAGCTATGCCGAGCGCGGCGCCCGTGATCCAGGACCTGATCGCGAAGAACATCGACTCGCCGGACGCGCAGGAAATGGCGAACCGGCTACGGATTCCGCTGATCCAGCAGGGCATCATCCAGCCGACCGAGAAGGAAAAGAAAGAAGGCGTCGGCTCGAAGAAGAATCAGCAGCAACAGATGCAGGAGCAACAACAGCAGCTTGAGATGCAGTTGCTCCAGGGCAAGACCCAAAAGATGACCGCCGATGCGCAGATCGCGCAGTCGCGCGCCAAGGTCAGCCCGATAGAGCAGCAGAAAATCCAGTACGAGACCGCCGGCAAGCACCTGGCGAACATTAAGCTCGCGCACGAGATTGGGGCGGACAAGAACCAGCAGCAGACCGACATGCAATCGGCGCAGATGGACCTCGCTGCCAAACACGTCGGGCACCTACAGGACGCGACACACGCCGTCCAGCAGCATCAGCTCGACCAGCGCACGCAGCTGTCGCAGCACCTGCAGGACCAGCAGGTACAGCAGTCGCAGGCTGAGGCTGAGTCGCAGCGCGCGCAGCAGGCGCACGAGCTGGAGCTGCAGCGCACTTCCCAGCAGCACGCGGCCGAGATGCAGCGCATGCGCGAGAAGCACGCGCTGACGTTGAAGCATCAATCGGAGTTGAATGAGCAGAAGGTCGCCGCCGCGAAGGCGATGGCCGCTGCCAAACCAAAGAAGCAGAAAAAAGCTGCTTGATCTCGATGTCTGGGTGAGACCTGACCGCCTCGCGAAAGCGTATTTCGTGTAACAGGAGACTTTCATGGCTTTTACTCGTGAAGATTTAGAGAACTATGCAAAGCAACCGCAGAAGCAGGTCGACGACAAGTTGAACCCATTTCGCGGTGCGACACCCGCCCGCGTCGCAGACGCCGCCGCAGTAGCTGCCGTCGCCGCAGGCCAAGTTGATGCCACTCCGGGAGGCAGTGCTGCACGAGCAGCCTCGGATCCGTTAGTTGACGAAGATGCCCCCATCGTTGACGAAGACGGCACACTCGGCGACCCGACCGACTCGGGTGAGGGGACTTCGGACGATGACGCGGACCCGTCCACCGCAACCGTCGACCACAGCGATGAAACGGATCCCAACACGGACTTGACTGGCGAAGATGAGGGTGAAGAGGCTCCCTCCGCTCGGCCGGCACCGAAGAAAGGATCTGCTGAGGAACGCATAGTAGAGCTGAACGATCTGCTCGAAGGCACAAAGATATTTGGTAAGCACATGCAGGGCCAGCTGAAGGATGCTTTAGCTGAGCTGGAGCGGCTCAAGGCCGGCGGTAAACCTACCGTCGCACAGACCGACGCTG